CATCCCCACTTGGCTGTGAAATTAGATGCTGTGCTAAAGCCTTCTCGTTCTTGCTGTCCAAAGAGTTCAGCATAACCAGTGATAAGTCCTTCCCTAAACTGTAAAAAAAAACAATAGCCCCTAAGACTGCATCTAGTGGGAAGTCCTTTGCTATTTCGCTTGTATCAGGGTTGTAGTCTTTTATTGTGTACCGGTTCCCTCGTTTGTGTTCTATTGGTCTGAATAGTACATTAACCGCTCTGTGTAAGTTATCATTATCACTTATAAAAGTGTCTAAGTCCATATACTCCCCAAAAGACATATCGTCTAACTCTGGGATAAAACCGTAATCAATCCCCTTGAGTCTGAATCTATTTATTAGTTGGTGTTCGGTGTCAAACATAGTATTTATAATCTCGCATATCTCCGCTATGTCTGTAGCCTTCATATTTCTTACAACTACCTCAGGCACTTTACAAAATATCTCTACAATCTTTAATTGTATCGCTGTGTCTTTGGTTTTGTCTAGGTCTGCTTCTAGCTTTGCAAACTCTTGGTATTGTGCCAAGGTTATTTCGTTAAGGCTTGTTGGTATTCTTAGATTTACTTTCATATTGTTTTACTTATTAATATATAAACAAATCTAATAATTTTTAGACATAAAAAAACCCCTACATTTCTGTAAGGGTTAGTTTATAGAATATTAAATAAAAGTTAGGTGCTGCCTTAGATATAAGTACTGTTATTGTACTACGAGTGTTGATAGGCACTCACTTTATCTCCTCGCTATCAAACGAGTTATTTTGTTACAGACTTTAAGAGGATGGTTTCCCTATGCCTCTCCTTTAGCAAAGTATATTGTGTTGATGTTTATATATAACGCTCTAATGTTGTTAAGCTAACACTCCCTTTGGAGTACTGGGCATCTATCCCCCAGACCTTTATATACTAGCATCTCAAATATTAATAGCACTGTTTCAGCTATTTAGACTTGTGTTTCATTCGTACACTGACGAAGCTAAGTGTCCTTCTAATTAATATTCAATATGTTTAAGAACTTTGTACTATTTCTTGTACACTACAAATATACAACGCCTTTACTGTTATAAACAAATTATAAACATACTTTAACAAAACTTTAACATTTAGTGAACTATATACTTACCTCTGTTTGGGTTTTGTAGTTGATAAGAAATCGCATAGCGGATTCCATCAATAAGATGATTCCAGCGGTCAATAGGAGTGTTTGACTTTCGCTCTAGCCATCTGTAGTTATTGAGTTCTTTTATTAGGTTTGTACTTGCTGGGTCTATTACTAAGTCGTAGTCTTGTAAGAGGCTTATCCCATACGTCACACTTCCTTGACCTTTTATGCTGGGCTTTACGTTGCAGCCTTTGGCTTTTATTTCGCTTAGTAGTCTAGGCTCTGCGCTGTCCCCTATTATAAGGCCGTCCTTTGCGTATTTAGTGTTTAGTTCTGCTATTTGTGAAGTTGTAAGTCTGGGCAGATAAAAGCACTCTTTTAAATATATAGTCTTTGTTGAGGTGTTTATGTTACACTCTACTAAGGTTGAAGGGTCTGCTGCAAAGCCGTAGTCTTGACCCCAAACGCTTACGCTGTATCTTTTAAACTCTCCTATTGTCCAGTTGTTAAATATAACCCCTTCCGCTTTACTCATCCAAGCCCCCAGCATTTGTTGTTTGTATTTCTCTGGACGTCTCAGCTTCATTTGTTCTATCTGCTCAATGTAGCTTTTTGAGAGGTGTTCTATGTTATCCTTGTAAGTGGTGTGTATATAGGTTGTGTTGCCTTTGTTTATATTGCTGCCCTCTTGGACGCCTCTATCCTCAAAGAAACGTCTATATATAAAGTGTTCTTTGGTTGTAGGGTTGAGTATTAGAATAACTCTATTTTGTCTGCCTTGCTGTCTAACGCTTAAGTCTATAGTGTCAAACTTTTGCTCGTCTGTTAGTTCCTCTGCCTCATCTACAACCCAAGTCGTAATACCTTGCAAGGATTTAAGGTTTGCTGTCTGGTCTCCGCTTGATGTCTTTATACCTCTAAATATTATTTTGCTACCTGTCTTTTTATTTATTATTTCGTCTTTGGTTATGTGGAAGTCCTGTGTCATTTGCAACTGTTCCAGCTTGTCTAAGAACTCTGGAATTATTGAAATGTAAGCTGAGGTTAAAGTGTACCTTGTAAAAAGGATCGTATGTTTAGACTCGTAAGTAAGCATCACTAAAAGCGCATTGATAGAAAAAGACTTCCCAGACCCTCTGCCACCGCTTACTATGTAGTACCTACTATCGTTTGATATTATAGGCAGATACTTTTTTTTTACTTTAATCAATGTCAGTCAACGAATTTTATTAAGTCTTTAAAATTGATGTTTAAGCCCTCACTAGAGTTGATGTCCATACTTTCTTTAGGCTTACCATAACGATAGCTTAAATACGTCTGTAAGGCTCTCATATCCCCTTTTGCTACTAGCTTCCCAAGGGTTTCTATTGCCTCGTCTTTGTCTATTATATTGTCTAGGCGTTCTATTAGTTTTTGCTCTTGTGCCTTTGGCTTTCTACCAGCACCCTGTCTTGCGCCACCGTTATTCTTTCTTTTGTCCATAATTGAAAAAGATTGTTTATTCAATAATATATAAACAAACTTATTTTTTTTTAGCCTAACAGTATCTCTTCTATTTGTTCTATCTGTTTATCTGAGGCCTTTGGTATCTGTCCTAAGACATAAAGTTTTGGGTCTCCTATAAGTGCTTTAAATACAATCTCAATTTCTGGGTTATAAAAACAAATTTGCTCATAGTTTTTTAAGTGGTATAATATAGTGGCGTGATGTATGTCGTACCCGCAGCGTTTATACTCTCTCATTATTTCAGTGAGTCGCATCTTTTTTACTTTGCTTAAATATCTGTTTGCTACGGATCGCATCTCTATTACTTCCCTTCGTCTTGTTTGTTCAAAGATGTCTATTTGTTTAAGTTCTTTGATTGTGTCCCTAATCGTTTCTAACTTCATATTAAAATAGTTCTGTTTGTTTTACGTTTTGTTTTTTTATTATTCCTATCGCTGTCTCTAGAATTGTTTTACCAGCTTCATAATCTACAAGGTTTCTTGCTATTTTTAGCATCCTTTGACTTCCTTTGTACTTATAAAAATCATAATTGTGAAAATCACATAAATCTTTTAATACACTTTTTTGGTTTAAATTACCTGAGTTAGTTCTATTACTTAATTTATTTGGAAGTTTAAAGTTAGTCCAATACAAGTGCCTGTCTCTTTCTAAGGGGTTTAACATTGCTTCATAATAAGGCACAACATTCTCAACAACATATTTTGTTTTACAATGATGCTTTAAAAATATTACTTCCTCATACAGTTTCATATCTGGGTAGATGGGTTTTTTGCCATTAGCACCAAAGCCCCAATACCTTGCCCTACTATGACTTGGACAAGGCGGAGAACTCCAGATAAAATCAAACTCTTTGTAGTGGTCTAATAAGTATTGGTGTGCATCTGCAACTATTACCTTATCTTGTGGGAAGCGTTCCTGGTATAGTCTTGCAAGTTCCTCGTCCCACTCAACCGCTGTTACTTCTACTTTTGTAACCTCGTCCCACTTATACCTATTGCCACCTAAACAAGCATATAAGTTTAGTATTTTCATTCCTCTCGCTTGTGTATAATATAGCCGTTTTGTTTTAGCAGTTGTATTGCTTTGTCTATTTTCTCTTGCTCTTGTCTGTAAGTGCAAAATATTTCGTTGTGTATTACCATTGTTTTTTATTGTATTTACTTAAAGGCGCTTTGCCTTCTTTTTCAAGTTCTTTTTGTAGATTGGCTAAGGCTCTCCAGCAGACCTTTGCAGAGTGTCTTATACCGTCTGTGTCTATCGTTCCCACCTCCATAAGATGTCTTGTTAAAGCGTCTAATTCGTCTGAGCTTTTAGATCTGTCCCAGTGTAAGGGTTTGTCTGGGTGGTGTTGTTGGTTGCCTATCCAAGAAGTCTTTGCTACCTCTCTTATAGCGTCTGGGAAGTATTGTAACACTCCGCTAAATACTGGCATTGTTTTTCTGTCTGCTTGTTCTGGTATTTCGTCATCATCATAGACCCCAGCCCTCTCCTCTTCATAGTCCAGCTCTTCTTGCATTAAATAGGCTTTTTCTATTTCGTTTATGTAATCTAACTTTGTTTTCATTTATTTTTTCTTTTTCGTTGCTGCCCCTGGTGCTATTTTAGACCTTACGTTTGTTCTGCTAAAGTAGTGGGTTTGGACATTTTCATTACAGGGCAAATACCTAACCTTGTTTTTTGTTTTGCTTATCTCCGCTAGGTTTATCCACTTTCCCTTTATTTTTCTCCAAGTTGATTTCTTTGTTTTCATTGTCTATTATTAATTTTAGTGCCTCTAGCTTTACATACATTTGAGCCACTATGTTCTCAAGTCTTAGTATTCTTTGTATCTGTGTGTGTTTCTTTTGTTTCATAGCTCCCCAGTTAAACAATAATTATCTAAGTCTGCCCCCTCTATAAAGAACTTGTTGTATAAGTCTAGGGCTTTTTCTACTTTCTCCTCGCCTCTGTAGTAAAACTCTTCTGAGCAGTTAAATATTCCTATGTCTAAACTCTTCTTGTCAAGTACTAAAAAATAGAAAGACTTAAAGTCTCTTTTAAACAAATTACAGTAAAGATAGCATTGAACATCATAAGAATATTTTTGAGCCGTATAGCTAAAGTCTTTAACGCTGGATGCAGATGTTTTTAGGTCTACGATTCTATCCGCAGCCAATACGTCTGCTTTGCCTCTGAATGGCATTGTAAAATCTCCAGCAGAAATATTGTCGATAGCTGGGACTTCAAACTCTGCCTTAGTTATTAGTTGTTTAGCGTATTCGTTTCTATAGAACGCATCTACAAGCCTCTCTGCATCCCCTCTCTCTTTTGCTGTAAATACTCTGGGGTTGTTTGCCTTTGCCTCTCTGAATTTCTTTGTGTTCTTAGATTGTACCTCTACAAACTCTTGAGCAGAGAATACCTCTGGTTCTAGTATGGCGGTATGAAATAACCATCCGTCCCTTAGTGCTTGACTATCCGAACTGCCGTACTGTAAACTAAACTTGTAAGTCTTAGGACTTGACAAAAGAAGCTTAAGACTGCTGCTGCTAAGTGCAAGTTTGTTTAGTTCCCCATAGTAAAAGGTGTCATCGTCCATCCGTTTAAGCAATTCTGCTTTGTCGTAGTATTTTCCGTCTAGTAGTTTGATCTTACTCATCCCTTTTCTTTTGACATATTAATTCTTCTATCTCGTAAAGCTGTTCAGCTGTTAAAAGGTCGTAGATGTCTGTATTTTCTACAAGGATACTTTCAATGTCCGCACTGTCTGGGCTTCCTGGGTGGTCGTATGTTTCTTTTTCTGGTGCCTCGTAGCTAAAGTCTACAAGTAATTTTACACCGCAATAGTTTATTGTCATAGCTGTTTTAGTTCTTGTTCTAGTTTTAGTATCTGTTTGTTTTTTTCTTGTCTTGTAAGGCTTTCCTTTTTTGTTTGGATCTCCAACTCTGTTTGCAGAAGGTTGTTGTATAAACCGATTTGAGTGATAGCCTTTGCGCAGTTTTTTAAGTCCTTGTTGTTTGGTTTTTCTTTTTGCCACTCTAAGAGTTTATCCATAAGAAACGAATACCAGACTAAGTAAGACTGTCTTTGTAGTAAGGTCATTACAGTAAAGAATAATAAATAAGCAAGGCGCAGATAAAAGAAAACACTACTACGCTTGTATAAAGTATTAAATCTTTTTGTAGCTGCTGTTTTTTTATCTTAGCTATAAGTTCTTTTTTAGTATATACTTCAATCCTATTTTTTCTTGTCTGTATATGCAGACCTGTTTTTGTTTTTTTCATTGTATATTAAAAATAATTGTTCTTATCTCGCTGCCTCTTTTTTCTAGTTCAGCTTTTTTCTCTTTGGTTAAAGACTTCTTACGCTTGTTGTAGTACAATATGGCGTCAATGTCTTTTAACTCCTTCCTAAGGTCATCTAGCTGCGTTCTCATACGTTTTGAATATATGTAAGCGCAGTCTGTTCGTTCATTCCGTAAGCTTGAACCATCATAGTTATCCAAGCTTTTTCTGTTTCTGTTAAGTTATATTGTTTGTTCATATTGTTTTTGTTTTTTATTAATTTTAAGATTAAAAATAATCTCTTTAGCTTTACTTCTTTTTTCATTTGTAACTTCAATACCATCTACATAATATCTTGTTCTGCTTCCTTTGCTGTCAAAGGATATCTCTTTTTTATACTCAATTCCTTCATAATTACCGAATGTTACAATTTTGTGGTTATCGACTTTTTTGGGAATGAATCCCGTTATTAGCGCCGTTTTAACAAATTGCTTTTCCCAATCTGAATACCTCAATCTTTGCTCTTCCTCAAGCACTTCAACTAATTCGTAATTACTTGAATTATACGCTTTAATTAGTCTAGATTCTATCTGCTTGTCTGTTAATTGCTTTAAATTTTTCATATTGTTTTTGTTTTGTTATGTCTTATTGACATTCAAATATACAAATAAATAATTGTTATAAACAAATTATAAACAAACTTTTTTTGAAAAAATTTATTTTACTTCTTAAAATCGGTAAGATTGACTATTGATGCAAGCCGCTCGTCTAGTAGATAACAGGGCTTTTTGTGTTTCTTTTTGCCCCAGAGAGTTGTATCTGGTAGGTAAAATTCTATAGGCTCTAAGTCCTTGAGGTTGTTTAACCAAAATAAATAGTTCCCTTTTGGGTCATTGACAAAATATAAAGCCGTCTTACCAGTGTCTACAAGTCTTTTGAACTTATCAAGCTGTATCATTTTCTTTTGGTAGTGCTTGTTTCTGAATTTCATTTCTATGACTACGGGCACTCCTTTGGGGGTGTAGCCCTCAGCGTCCCAGCTTTGAGATCCGCTGCCAGTGTGTTTTAAGTCCCAACCGTCTAAGTTTAGTAAGTGTACTACGGCTTTCTCCCAAAGGTGTACTTGATTAAGTCCCTCTGAACTAAATATATTGCTCATAAATTTTATCTATATCTTTAATCCATCCCACCAACTTTTGGGGGTTGCAGTTACAAGGCTCGTAGTATTTGTGGTTAAATAGTTCTGAGTGTAAACGGCACAAGAGTTTATACTGCTCTTTTGTGAGGCGGTCTTTTACGTCCTCTTTGAATTTAGCCCAAAGTATAATATCTTCTTTTACCATAGCTCAATATCGTTCCACTCGTTTCTTCGCTTATCGCAGCCGCAGTCTTTTTTAAGTAGTTTACTTATCTTTTTTACCAGCCAGTTGATACCAGTATAATAAGTGATGTAGTAAACAAAATCCCCTAGTTTCATATTTTTGCTTTTAGTATTTCTAAACACAGTTGTTGTGGTATCTTACTTCTATTGTAATTTCCTTTTAAGCCTTGTGTTCCTGTTCTGCTGCCTCTTGGTGCAGCTTGATGATGACAATTTTTGTTTCCATTAAAACACTCTGGTCTTGGTTGCCATCCGTCTGGGTTTAGTAATGATCGTAAATTGTTTGACCAGATATCAGTTGGCTTTGCTCTTGTATCTCCATATTTACAATACCAAACGGTAACCCTAGGCAGTCCGCTCATAAAGTTTTGTTTTCTCAGTAGTCCTCTTGGGTTTTCAATATACCAAGCCTTTGGTTTTAGTTTGTTTATTATACTAAGTGTTTTCTTTACTATTTTATCACTCTTCTTTGCAAAGTCTGACAGGGGTTTATTATGTGGTCTATGATGTGAAATAGCAGCTATGCTGTAAGTTGTACAAGGTGGGGAAGCCCAAACTATGTCTGGTGTAAAAGGCACTTTGTTTGTGTCAAACTCTAAAATATCAACCGCATAATCTATCCCTTCAAAGTCGTTTAGATCCGAACTAAAAACGGTATAACCTAAAGTCTCAGCAGCTTTGCCAATACTTCTACTCCCCGCAAATAATTCTAATACTTTCACAAATTGTCTTTTATGTGTTTTAAAGCTGTCCTATAAGTATTATATAAACTATAGTAAGAAATTTTAGTTTCTCGACTTAGTGAGGCTACAGACTTACCACTAGCAACTAAAGTAAAAACTTTGGAGTCATACCAGTACATATCTTTTAGAATACCGTCTATTTTGTTTTTGTTCTTAGCGTATTGTACCTCGTCTATTGATAGGTCATCAATTTGCTTTATTTCTCCTTTTATCTCTTCTATGTAGGTTTTTAGTTCTCTTGCTTGTTTCTTGTGGGTGTTTAAGAATATCCCTCTAAGAACTTTATAACAGTAATAAGTATTTATGTCATCATTGTACCAAAGGTCTAAGCCTTTTTGGATGTCGCAAATTAACTGCAAGTACATACTCTGAACAATGTCCTCAGCTAAGCTGGGATTGCAGCCAAAGCTCTTAACTATGTTTATCCAGTCTTTGTGTTTTAAGTAGGCAAGTTCAACAAGTGATTTCATTTAAAGTCTTTTAAGGGGTCGTATATATCTCCAACTACAAATGGCAAACCAAACTTATTAATACTAAAGCTAAATGTTTCAAAAGGAAAACCTCTTGACCGTTTACACATAACAGTAACCCAGTCTTTATTTACTGTGTTTAATTCTAATTCAATAACAGTTTCTGATTTTTTTTCAAGGAAACTTCCTAAATGTCCTGTTCCTAATTTTTGACTTCCAAAGTTTTGGTGCATAACAACCATTATGTGAGTGTTGTACAAAGTTGATAACTGCATTAATTTAGACACCATTTCATTACAGGTTAATAAATCATTAACGTCAGCGACCATATCGGCTGCACCATCTACGAAAACCATCCCAGTTTCTTTACCATTTTCTTTATTTTGTTGTAAAGTCCATTCTAAAAATTGTAACCTTTGTTTATAAGTTAAGGTTCTTAAAGCATAAGTTTGATAACATCCTACGTTTTTAATATTAGCCATTTGCTCTGCTTTTTTAAAGCATCTAGATGCGTGCCATCTTCCTTGCTCTGTATCTATATGAATTAAACATTTATCATTTCTATGTCCTTTAAGATTACCACCAAAATTATTACTATTACTTAAATATACAGATGCAAGTAACGATATAAAAAAAGATTTTTTGCTTTTCGGTGGTGCTGTTACGTAACTTATATTTCCTAAACTTGAGAGTATTGTTGGATAAGTTTTTTTTCCATTTTTTGTTTCTATTGTTTTTTCTCCATAACTCAAAGCTAATTCTGGATATTCAATATCAATAGATGTGTCTATTTCACACTCCTCTTTTATAAGTTCCATTAACATTTTATGAGTTGTTTCTTCTTCTGTCATTCATAAAGTTTTGTTAAGTTTTTGCATAAAGATATAAAAAAAAGGGGCTGTTAAGCCCCATTTAATAAAATTTAATTTAAAATGGTGTGTCTTCTACTACTGGCTCATCTTTTGTAGCCAAACATATTTTGTTATCTGTCCATATTACAGATCCATTGCCTAAGTAGAATCGACTTTTTTTAGCTTCTCGCTCTTCTTTTGACTGGGCTACATAAATAGCAGCGTTTTGTCCAAACTTGCTAGTGTCGTTGACAGCCATTGTAAGGTTTAACCATATTTTACCATTTACTTCTTTAAAATTTTGTGTTGGTAATTTTTTAACATCTATACTGAAATTAATTAGTGCACTCATATTTATTTATATTTATAGGGTTTTAATTGTAGGTTTTTTAAAAGATTCGGACTCATCCTCTCCAAAGACTCCTAACTCGTAGAAGCCCGTTAATTTTAAAACGGCTCTGCTCATTGCTCGTTTCTCTGCCATTTCTGCCACATACCAGCTATTTGTATTGCCTTCCTTATAAGTGTCCCCTTTTAAGGCACTCCCAAAGGTTTCTATGGTTTTACCGTTCTTACTTGCCAGGGCTTTGAACACTGCAAACTTAGGCTCACATTTAATAACCTCGTAATTTACTCGCATTTGTTCTATAGCTTGTATTTTGTCAATACCTTGTCTTGTTATGATCGTATAATGTTGGTGTTTAAAAAAGTCTTTGCTGTCTAGGTTGTACTTGTTATACAAGTCTTTTAGTTTATCTCTGTTCATTGTTCTTTATTTAAGTATTCTGTTTCTATTATTTGTTCTAAGTATTTAACTCGTTTCTCTAGTGCCTCAATCCTTGCAGTTTGATAGTGTTCGATTGTGCCTCTAGTTCTTTTGATGTCCTCTGAGTGTGTCATTTTATATGTCTTTAAAGTATTCAAAAGCATTAGTCCCACCTAGTAAAAAGTTAAGTGCAATAACATCTTTATAAATTAATTCACATACAAAAGACTGTGTCTCTAGGACATCCATAACCCTACCCAATAAGTCTGGGTGGTTTAAATTTTGACTCTGTAATATATTTAAGTAGTGTGGTTTAAGCCTGTGGTAAAGGTTAATTGTTTTATACATTGTTTTTGTCTTATTGTTAATAATATCCCAAAGTTAAAAAAAAATATTTAATTAAAAAAATAATAAAAAAAATAATAAACAGAATATAAACATAATGTAAACACTAAAACAACAAAAAAACCACTCTAAAAGGAGTGGCTCTTCTGGGCTGTTAAGCCTCTAACAAAAACAAAGACAATTAAAAAAAATTAATCTTAAGCAAATATAACTATATTATAACTAAATCAAAAGTTTTGTTTCTTTTTTATTGCATCTAATTTTGTTTTAAACTCATCGTATATTTCTTGCCAGTCTGAGTCCGTAAACTTAACCATAGTTCTAGATGTCTGCAAAAGTTCTTGGGATAGTTCTTGACCTAGATTTATGCTGTATTCATATTGCCTACCATACTCAAACCGATTGCACTTCCTACACTGGCTGTGTACGTTCCTTTCATCGTATCTAGTGATAAGATACTTTCTGCTTATAAAGTGCCCAGCATCACTCTGCGAATAATGTATTTTTTTTCCGCAGCTTATACAACCACAATAACCAGTATTATTGTCAGCATCCCTACGCCTTATGTATTCACTAAAGACCTTATCTATCTTATTCCTCCAATATTTTTGTGTTTTTTTAGGCATCACCTGGCATTTGAATAGACCTCAGATATCTTTATTTATTATAACTTTTGTTTACTTTTTTTTATCTGTTTATGTTTACCTAAATATATATCTATTTATTTATACCACAATTTTTAATAAATGGCTCAAAGTTATTAATAAAATCTTAAATAAAAAAATTTAGGTTTATTTCTTCCAGTTCTGAGTAATTTTCTCAGCAGAACGCATCCCAAAATAACCACCATAAACAAGCAACAAAAGAGAGGATAGTAAGTCAATCCAATTAGGGTCTATTTTAAAGCCTTCTAAAGAACTATCTAAAATAATATAGATAAATAGGGTAGCGGTTAAAAAAGCAAGCGTTAGGGGTCTTATATTGCGCGTTAAATAGCTTTCTGTTTGATTGTCGCTAACCCACCTTTTAGTGGTCTCTTCTATCTCTTTGGCTTGTTGATCGTAGATTAATTGTTGAAGCTTTATTTTGTCATCTATAGAGATACCAGACTTAGTAATTTTCTCAATAGCGTCTTTGGGAGAAACAACCCCCTCTAAGACTTCGCCTAGTGCTGGATTGATGACCTTTGCAGCCCCTAAAAGCAGTTTGCCTACAGTTGTGTCTTTGAATTTCTTTTTAGGCATACCAGCGAGCTTTTGTCTTTCTTATGTCGTAGTGAACGAAAGTTTTGTAAAGACCTAAACCGCCTTGAAGCATTTGCCCCAAATCTATTAAGTCCTCTATGATTCTAAATACTTCTGCTGGTTTTAAACTCTCTATTGTGATGTCTGCTGCTTGGCCTAGTAGGTGTCTTGAGTTTGGCACTCCCCCTATATCTCTGTTGTGTGCCTCAGACCTATAACCGCTGTTTATTGTGATTGCTCTGCCAGTGTAGTCTCTTAGTATTTGCAACTGTCCAGATAATTTTATTATATTCTCGTAGACTTCTAAAGGCATCTCGTACCCTTTGCACTCAAACTCCTTAAGGTTAAAGTTTTTTGTTATTTGCATTTTTCTTTTTATAAGTCTCGTAAATCTTTTGTAAGGTGTAAACAATAGAAGCCAGAAGAAGCAATATCTTTAAGCTGTTTTCAATAGCAGTAAAACTTACACCTAAAGTAAAAAGGTTTAGTAAATAAAGTCTGAGGTCTTGGATGTTCATAGCATTAGCTTTTTTAGTAAGCCGTTCCACTTACTTATTAAATAGTATTGTAAGGCCTCTAGCTTGTCTGCTAAGTATCTAAGTAGTCGTACCATTACATTTTATTTTCTTGATAGTCCACACCGTAAAAACTATGTATACCTTGTCCGCTTACTGTAACCGCAGCAGACTTCCAGCCGTAGGGGTGTTCCTCTAAACCAGCCCACATTACATCGATGTGATACTTAGGGCTAAACACTGGCTCTTTAATTACTTCCTCACCGTTATACTCCCCTTTTTCTATAATTATATGACCCAGTTTTACGATAGAGTGGTTGTGAGTTGGGTACTCGTTGCCGTCTTCGTCTGTTTCTACACCAAGTGACTTTATCTTGCTCTCGGCGGTTTTTTTGTCCAAAAATTCGTATTTTCCTATTTTCATTTTTATGATGTTAAACTTATTAATTGCGCATCTGTTAAAAACTCTTTAAAGACTGCAATAGATTTTATTTTGCCATTAAATTCGTTACTGCCGTTTCCTCTGTCAAAAGCTAACTCGCTAAGACTTTCAGAAAAAGTAAAAGAGCTTGTGTCTGATATTACTTGACTGCCATTTATAAAACATTTTATTTCACCGCTTTTATACTTTATAGCTATTTTAATAAATTGTGTAGTGTCACTAACAGCAGAGTTTTGAGCTAAAATAGTTACGTTGTTTGCCCTTAGCCTAAACCTTGCTAAATTTGTCCCAGAACTGTAGCCTATTTCAACTGTATTATTAGCTGTCGAGTTTGACAATGATATATTCCTCTCTGGCTCTCCGCTATTAGTAAAAGAAGCAAGCTCCCCATAAAGTACCCCCTCTGTTGAGTTTATAAGGTTTGTATCTCCGCTGTTGATTGCTTGGTCTGCGTTTCTTGTTACAGTGCCGCCGCTTGTGGGGATATATGATGTAGAAAAAGATTGTTGTTCTAAAGACGCCCCCCAGCAATATATAAAGTCATTGCCAGTCCCAGTGTAAGAGATAGAACCGTTATAAGTTCCGACTCTGTAAGACCTTGAGGTAGAAGTAGGGGTGTGAGTAAAACTGCATCTAAACCAGCCGTTCCCAAAATTTTCTATTTTGCTAGATGTTATACCAGTACCAGTACTTACAATAGTTCCGTTTTGTAGATTAAAAACAACAGATTGATTTATGTTAGAGTCAAAAGCAATAAAGCCATTATCTAAACTACCTTTTTTTAAAAAGATAGAAAAAGCAAAAACGTCACTTGTTGTAACTGTTTGAGTTGAAAACAACAAATGAGTATTATTGTCAGTGCTGTCTATTAATTTATATCCTGTGGTTGTTCCGTCTGGTGCTGTTATTTGATTAGTTGCACCGCTAGACCTTGCGTTTGTCCAGATGCTCTGCGTAAAATCCTCACTATAAGTAAGTCTATTTGTTGAGGCTGGTTCTAAAAGTATTTGCCCAGTTCCGCCTAAAAAATCAATCCTTGGCAAACCACTTGCAACAGACTCTATAAGTCCGCTTGAGTTTACTCTTGTAGCTGTAGTGGCTCTTGTGAAATCAAAATCACCTGTTGTAGTGTTTGGTTTTACGTTATGTAATTTGCCGTCACTTGTAGCCGTAGGGGTTAATAAGATACTTGCCTTGCTTAATAAGTTGCTCATAATACGTCTTGTATTTCAGTTAGTAAATCCAAAGAACCCCCAAAGTTTTCAAAGTTTGTAACCCTTATAAATAGTTGGTTTAGTAAGGAAGGTGCTAAGTAAGTGTCTCCGTACCCTATGTCATTGTTTACAGCAGTTCCAAAATTACTCTGTTTGTAAATTTCTCCGTAGCTCATATCATTATTACCTTTTTAATTTTACCAGCACTTACAGTATAAGTTGTTGGAATACTTGTTATTTCGTTTGTTGTATCGTCTGAAAATGTCTCAGTAATTTTTACCACTCCGCTAGGGGTTGTAACGCTGCAAACATCCGCATTTCTTGAGGCCGCTCCGTCAGTTGTTTTTATGTAACTAGACAGACTTGCGCCCTCTTCTACTTGACAGCCCCACAAATAAACAAAAGCAGTCGTACTAGTATCGGTATCGTCTACGTCCCCAGTCGTACCTCTAGGGCTGAATACTGT